CGCGGTTCAGAAGGCGGGCATCGCATACGCAGACGCGCAGAACCATCAGTACCGCGTAGAGATTCCCAGCGCGACCGTGACCGAAGATTCGGTGCAGACCTACGTAAACGACACCATCGGACGCAGCGACTTCTCAGTCTACGCGTTCCCCTCGTACGCATACGTGCCGGATCCCGAAGGCCAGGGCCAGGGTCGGTTGAAACTGGTTTCTTGCACCGGGATGATCCATGGCCGAGAGGCGAAGATGGCGAACGACTGGCTCGGCTACCATAAGGCAGAGGCCGGTCAAGACGCGATTCTGCCGGCCATCCTCAAGCTGCCGACGGGCGAGACCATCCTCGACGAAGAGATCCTCAACCCGCTCGGCGTGGCGATCATCAAAAAGGTCAAGGGCAACTTCGTGATCTGGGGTGACCGCACCGCGAATCTGGATCCCGAATGGAAATGGAAGCATCAGCGCGAGCAGATGTGCTACTACGAAAACGTGCTGCGCGAGAATTTCGACTGGATCATCTTCGCCATCAACGATCCGATCGAATGGAGAAAAGCGCGGACCGCGCTCGTGACTTTCTTCCTGCCCGAGTGGCAGCCGAAACGCGCTCTCCAGGGCCGCAACTTCGAGGAAGCCGCGGTAATCAAGGTCGATGCCGAGCTGAACACCCCGCTGGTCACCGCGGCCGGCGACACATACGCGCAGGTCTCGCTCTGGCTTGCCGATACCATCGAGCGCTTCAACATCTTGATCGGTAAACAGGGAATCTTCGAGAGCGTGACATCGTAACGAAGAACGAAGCTAACACTTTTCTTTAAGGAGGAGCGACATGGTATTGCAGAAAACGAGACAGCAGGGGGGAACCGATTTCGTCGACGAACACAATGAGCACAACCTCGACATCATCGACGCGATTGTCGACCAGGCTAACCTACTCTCGGAGGAACCGGGACACATCGCGCAGGCGGTGCTCTTGATCGCCACGCTGCCGACGGACACAAACACCGTCACCATCGGATCCGATGTATACGAGTTCGAGGGCGTCGGCGCGAATATCAACGTGCTCAAGGGAGCGAGCGCCGCGGAATCGCGCACCAACCTGATCGCCGCGATCAACACCCAGGGCACCGAGCTGGTCGTCGCCGACGAACCCGGAACGCCGGCAAACGGTGTCCGGATCCGCCCGGCGGATCGGGTCGGTGGTACCGCGCAGGTCGGCGCCGGGCCCGATATCGCAGTTTCCGAGACGCTGGCCGACGCCGCGGATATCTGGAATGCCGCAAACCTGAACGAGACCGGGGCGGCCGCCTACCAGAAGATGGCTCGCGGAAAGATCGTCGTCAACGCGACCAATCTCGCCGCGGACGTGGTTCTGGAGATGGAGTTTACCCCGGTCGTTCTGTCGGTGACGGCATTCGATACCAACGGTGCACCGAAGGCCACCACGGCGCAGTTCTCGATCAGCGGCGATTTCCTCGTGCTGAGCTTCGACGATGGCGGTAGCCCGCTGGTCGCCACCGATTACGTCGTGTGGGAAGCCTACGGCAACTAGCCGGAGGTCATTCGCGCGACTGGAGGTTAACAATGAAAGGCACTATTTCAAAAGATCACATCCCGGCAAGCAAGTATCAGTTGCTCTTCGTCGGGATGCCTCCGTTGACGATCACCGAGATCTCGGGGATCGAAAACGAATTGGACGTCGCCGAGCTGCCCGATCGCACGGTTGCCAGTGGCGGCCGTACTAAGCCGTCGGAGTTCACGTTCAGGATCCCTGCGCACGAGACCGTACAGCTTGCGGCGCTTGAGCTGTGGTACTCGATGTGCAAGGGCGACGTCGATCCTGCATATCAGCTATCCGGAACGCTGATCATGCAGAGCATCTCGGGCAACTTGCTACGCACCTACTCGGTCATCGACGCTTTCCCCTCGAAACGCGTGCTCCCCGAGCTGAGCCTGGAGAGCGAAGGCGAGATGACCACGATCGAATGGACGATGCGCTGTCAGGATGTGTTCTTCGTAAGCTAGGACATCGGTAGACGTTTTACTCATACCCACCTTAATGGTTGGGCCTAACAGGGCCCCTGTGGGGGCCGACTGGAGGTGAACCGTGGAACCAGAAAAGCAAGCCAAAAAAGGATCGACGCTGCGACGTACAACGCTCGCGGAGCTTGGGCCGAATCTGCCGATCGGATTCAGGGATGATAAGACCGGCCAATTGTCGAAGAGCTTCGATGTCAGAAAATGGCGCATGCCAGAGGAAAAGGCAGCGGGCAAGCTTCGCTCGGAGTACCGCGGCAAGAATGCGGGGCAGTACGTCTCGGCGCTGCTTTCGAAGATGTGCCCGCACATGGGGCCGCACAAATTGGAGACCATGAAAGATGAAGAGCGTTTGCTGGTCTTCAATCAGATGTACATGAGCGATGTTCTATACGCCTATATCTGGCTTCGTTACAGAGCATCCGGGCCGAAACTGCCGATGGATCCGCTTTGCCCATTCTGCCGAGAGGAATTTGCATTCGAGGGTCTTCTCGAATCTCTGGAGATAGTGACACTCGATGATATTGAAGATGCGTTCTGGGAGTACGAATTGTTCGAACCGATCACCATCCGCGGAAAAGAAGTCAAGCGATTGAAGATAGGACCGCCGAGATGGAATATGATCGAGAGCGCGAACGAGGAGATGCTCGCGGAATTCAACACCGGCGCCGTGAAATGCGGATTGATCTACGGATCGGTAACCGCAATTGAAGGTGTCGGCGAGATCCCGCTGGGCCCGAACGAGCTTGACGACATGGTCAAGTACGACATCGAGCAACTGACAGCAGAGATGGATCGGAGGGCGGTCGGTCCGATCATGGTGCTGGAGGGTATCTGTCCTGCGAAGAATTGCAAACGGAAGTTCAAGATACCGATTAGCTGGACGACAGAAGATTTTTTCTCAACTTCCTCCCGATAGGATCCCGGGAGGATCTGCTTAAGGAGTCTTTCGAGCTTGTATATGGGATCCCTGGCTTGACACTGACAGACGTCGAGCGAATGAGCGGAGATGATCGAGAATGGTTCGTCGAGTATCTGTACAAAAGGAAGATGCAAGAACGGAAAGCGATGAAAGGTAAGTAGATGGCCTTAACCAGAATCGGTCTCGGCGGCGTTCTCACCTTCAATGAACGCCAGGCTGTGCGCGCTACCGGAAGAGCGCGCGATGCCTATGGCAGGTTCATAAGACAGAGTGACCGATTAACCACTAGAACGATGAGGCTCGGCATAGTTGTCAGATCTTCGATGGCAGCTATGGCCGCATCGGTCGCGCGCCTCGGCCGAGGATTGAATCTGGTCGCTACCGGGATGGCAAGACTTTCGCTTGTGGGTCTTCCGATGGCTCTGTTGACGTTCCGCGGCGCAAAGGCAGCGGCAAACTTCGAGCAGGCCATCGCTGATCTCGGCGCGGTATCCCGTGCAGGCAGCGAAGACATGGATCGACTCACGGTTAAGGCCAAAGAGATGGGGATCATCACGGCCTTTAGTGCCTCCGAGTCAGCGCAGGCCATGGAGATGATGGCCAGAGCGGGCGCGACCGTCGATGAGCAAATCGGAGGCATTCGCGGAGTTTTGGATGCAGCGGCCGCCGGCAATTTGCACTATGCTCAAACGGCAGAAATCGTCTCGACCATCACTCGCGGTATGGGTCGTGAATTCTCGCAATCAAAGAATCTGGCCGATATTCTCGCGCTGTCTTCCACGAAAGCAAATGTCACAATCGCTTCGCTGGGAGAATCTTTCCGCTACGGCATGGCTCAAGCCCGGGTTCTGGGCATTAAGACCGAGGAGCTGACGGCTATATTTGGAAAGCTCGGCGATGCTGGCCTAGTGGGTTCTATCGGTGGTACCTCATTAACCAACATGCTTGTTAAGATGACGAAGCCCAGCGAGAGGGCTCGATCGATAATGAACAAGTGGAAGATTTCACTTACCGATGCGACCGGGGCGATGAAGCCGCTCTCAACGATCGTCGACCAGGTCTCCAAGAAGCTCGGCGGGGTCAGAGATGCCGCGAAGCGTGCTCAGATCATGACCGAGCTTTTCGGCGTCCGCGGACAGAAAGCCTATGCAGCTCTGGCGGCCGCCGGCAAGGATAGCCTGGACACGCTCACAGAGGAGCTGCGCAAGGCCTCCGAGGGCGTAGGGGCGGCTACGGACATTGCCCAGCGCCGTCTAGGCACTCTGAAAGGCTCCTTTAAGCTCCTGGCGGCATCTGTCGAAGGCTTGAGCATCGAGCTGTACGGGCCGGTTCTAGGCTCAATCGCTGATGTTGTCAGAGAGGGCACCGGCGGTTTAAACAATGTGCTTTTCGCGATGCAGCGGCTACGCAAGGAACAAGAGAAACATCCGCTGACGATCGGCGATATAGAGCGCGCTCAGATCGCACACGGGGCGACGGCGACGTCAGTTGCGCTGGGCCTGATGGATGTACTCGACTGGCTCAAGGAATCGTGGAACGGCCTGGTCGATACGGTCAAACATTTCGGATCATGGCTCGAACGCCGTGTAGGTCAATCCGGTGTTCGGGCGATGGTGCGGATGATCGGCAAGGTAGTATCGACGATCGCTGTGGTGACGCCGTTATTGCTTCTCTTTAAAGTAATGACCTGGACGTTGAGCGGGTTGATCCCAATCGTCAAGGGTCTTGCCCTTGTCTTCCGAGCCGGTCTCGGTCCAGTTGGAATAATTATCGGCGTGATCGTTGCTGCCCTTGTAGCAACGAAAAAGGAAAATGAGGGGTTGCTCGATACTGTGGCGCGCGTCTGGGACGGAATCAAGAATACCATCGGGGCCGTCGTCGGTGGGCTTATCGAGATGATCAAGCCGATTTGGACGGGAGTTAAGCAGGTCTTCGGTCAGATCTGGAAGCTGATTAACACACTCTTTGGGTGGATCTGGGAAGATACCGATACTACCGTCGGAAATATGGGCGAGGCCTTCAGAGGATTCGGTCGTCTTGTGGGCACGATCGTTTTGCATGTGCTCCAAGGTCTCGCGAAGGTGATCGAGTGGCTCAGCGAGGCGATTGAGAAATCGCGGAGCTACGTCGAGGAAGGCATATCATACGTACATCAATTCGCCATCGCGGTTCAGGAAAACCGCGGCATGATTACAGAGGCAGAGGCCGATCACGCTCGCCGGCGGATCGATACCGTCCGGAAAATGATCTACGCGGAACGCCAGGCTCGCGCTCGGTCACTGGCAGAGGAAAAGCGTCGGCTTGAG